GCGACCTTGCCCGGCACGTCGCCGGCATTGTGCGGCTGGATGACCAGCGGCTTGAAGTCGTCGCCGATCAGCGCGTCCTTGCTGTAGCTGACGTACCGGAGGCCCTTGCCGATGTCACGCATCATCGCGCGCTCGTTCATCGTGCCCTGCGGCATCACCAGCAGGCCGTACTTATCGATGTCACGGACGTTGTTGAACAGGCTCTTCAGCATCCGCTCCATCTCGCGGACGATGCCGAACATGAGGTCGAACAGGCCTGCGCCGTGGAACGTGCCGTTGTCCATGAACCGGGCGAACCCGATCGGGCAGTACGTCTCGACGCCGGTCAGGTCACGGTCCTCGAGCACCACGTCCCCGCTCGACACGACGTAACGGCTGACCGTGCCGCGAGGCCCGTCCATCCACAGCTCACGGACCTTGACCACCTCCATCTCGCGCCCGTCCGGAACGCCGTTCAGCGCGCCGGTGCTCGCGGAGTTCAGGATGTAGCCGTTGCCGGGGCTGTCCGCCGGCTCCTCCATGTCATGGCCCCACTCCCAGCTCCACGCGTCCATCCGCTCCTTGTTCTTCTCGAGCGTGCCCTTGCTGAACCGCTCCTGCAGGAACGTCATTGGCACGACACGCTGGCGGATCATGCCACGCGCCTTCGTGTGGTCCATACCCAGGCTCGGGAACGGCATCAGCTCCTTGGGGTGGATCACCTCCAGGTCGCTGGTCAGCCCGATGGTGGGGTGGTCAACCATGTGACCCGTTACGCCGCACGAACCCAGGAGCGCGAACAGGTAGTTGAACTCCCGCTTGACCTTTTCCAGCTGCTGGTCGCTCACGACCGCATCCGCCACCAGCTGCGCGACGCTCCGCTCCCGGATGCCCGCAAGGCTCATGCCCTGCCGGAGAGCACGGGGACGCAGGTCCATGGTGTTGAGCCTGGCCGTGGTCTTGTCCACGATGGACAGGAGCTCCGTGCTCTGGAACTCCATGTTCCCGTCTTCGTCCAGGTAGTACGGGACCACCCGCGCGGTACGGGGATCGAAGACGTCAAACCGCCGGAACCCGTTCAGGTAGTACCACGCAAGGATCCAGAGCGTCCGGCGGTACGTCAGCTTCGTCAGCTCTCGCTCGACGTGCTGGTCGATGATCCGACCAAGGAGGTTCTTGTCCTTCGGCAGCGTGTAAGCGTCACTCGCCATTTGTCTTTCGCTTCCTCAGGGACTTCCATCCGGGCGGCATCTCCTCGAACAATTCCACGCCCTTCAGGTTGAAGGAGGTGGCAGGCGTCGGATCGGGACTGGGCAGCTTCTGGTTGGCGGGGGTCGCCTCCATCCGGTCCGATACCTCTTGCCCATAGTAGGACTGGGCAAGCATCTGGAAGTATACGAACGGAATCGTGACGTAAAGGGGATTAGACCCGCGTTCCTCGTTTGCCATCGTTGTGCTCCTGGATGCCGCCCATCAGGGCATTGATGGGCATTGAGTTGAAGTCCATCGCTTCCACGGCAGGCTCCCCACCAGCCAAGGAGTCCCGGATGCTCCCGTCTTCCAGCATCTGGACGAAGTCGAGGGCCCCGGACTGCCCGGTCGCCACCTGGCGGTCAAGCCGGCCCCGGACCACGAACATGCTCATTGACACCGTGTCGATGAAGTCGTCGTGCTGGAGGCCGCCGCTGTCCGCATCCGGGTTGAACTGCTCGATCTGGTCGAACAGCATCCGCCACGGCAAAACCCCCCTCCGCCAGACCGGGAACTTGATGAGCCCGTGCTCGAAGCGGTAGTGCAGGGCATTGATCTTTGCCGTCTTGTCCAGCGTGCCCACCCGCAAGGGGATGATCTTCGGGGGCGTCTCGCCCGTCACTTCCGCCGCACGCTGGCGGACCATCGACTCCATGGCCGAGTACAGGCCGAAGGACTGCCGGACCACCTCCGGATGGATCGACGGGCACCCCCACCTGCCGGCCATTGCGAACGACTTCTCGATGAGGAGCTGCTCCCGGCACTGCGCTCCCCAGGTGTCCAGAACGAACAGGCAGGCATCCACCGGGTCATAACCCATCAGGGTGCAGACCTTGTAGTCGCTGTCGCTCGTGTTCGTGTAGCTGGTGTCCACCGCAATGAACATCCGCACCCGCTCCCGCAGGAACTTCTGGACGGGCATCTTCTCCTCGATGCCGTTCTTCCCGTTCCAGCAGATCGTCGCCTCGCTCCGCTTGGGATCGGCGTCGAACTCCGGATCCGGGTTCTCCAGCCACCACCCGTGCTTGGCCTGGGTGACCTCGCCGAAGTGCAGGTCCTCGGCCTCGCCGGGCTGGGCCAGGTACTCCGCCATGTAGTTGTGGCTGCCGATCAGCTCGCGGATCTCCTCGAGGCTGACCAGACCCTTGAGCTTCGGGTCCCCCTCCTTGGCCTTGCGGTCCAGCGGCCACATGCCGGGCCAGCAGCTCTTGCGCACACCCTCCTCCTCGTACTCCGCCTTGAGGATCAGGCGCGCCCACTGGTCGAAACGGGAGTCCTTCGCCACGGGGCCGGTGGGGCTGGGCATCGTCTCCATCGCGTGCCACGCGTAGTGCCGCCTGCTCACGAACGTGGCAAGCCAGCGGACGCTCGTGTCCCGGCGAGTCACCATAGGCATCACCACCTTGAACAGCAGGCGCTCCATGTACGCCCTCAGGATCGACATGCTGGTCGAGGCCTTGGGGTCGTACTCCGGGTCATCCAGCGCATACACGCGGGGACGACCGCCACGCTGACGGCTCTCGGCGCTGATGGCACGGAACCAGCTGCCGTTGTTCAGGTACATCATCTCCACGCCGAACGAACGCTCTCCGCGCTTCGGGGTCAGGCGACCGTCTGGGAACTCTGGACCCCAGTCGTCCAGAAGGCGTTGGTTCGACAGGAACTGCGTCTTCAGGATCTGGGACGTCTGCTCTGCGTTGTCGATGCTGCTCGTGGCGTAGATGAAGGAGTAAGCCGGGCGGCTAACCATCTGAAGGAGTGCCGACTTGCGGAAGCAATTGCTCTTGGCAAAGCCACGCGGGGCAATCGCGACGCTGCGGGGTGCGAGCGCCCACAGGCGGTAGATGGCGAAGTGCCCCAGCGGCGACTCGATCGGGTCATCGTCGTAGAAGTAGGGATTGAACTCCTCTTCCCAATCCGGGTAGAGGTAGTAGCGGTCGAAGAAGTTGATGGCCGCAGCGAGCGCTTGGGCCCGGTCGTTCGGGTCGCCGCCGAGTTGCCACTGCTTGCACGCGTTCACGCGCGCAAGTCTCTGTCCCTCGGGCGTCAGCTCGAGGTAGTCGGCGGGAAGTGGGTAGAAGTCATTCCCCCCACGCTCGATCCGTACGACGCTCAACGCCCCACCAGCCCCACGGCAGCGATGCGCAGGAACGCAACGGCCATGAGGTTGTGGTCCTGCACGAAGCGTTCGAGGTCGTCACCGATCTTCAGCCACTTCTCTCCCTCGTGGACCTGGCTCCGGAAGAGCTCGCCGAGCTGGTCGGGTTCCATCTTCCGGAACACGCTCGGCTCGAGGACCCCGAGCTGCGGAAGGATCGACGCGCCAAGCCGGTAGCAGTCAAGAGGCGGAAGGCTCTTGATCCTTGCGAACGCCGCCTTCTGGAGCGGGGTGGGCTGCTTGGGAGGAGTCGCGGGCAGGGAGGAACTGGGCTGCGAAGGGGAGACTGTCTGGGACTTTGACATGGTTCGTGCTTTCTCGCAGGGACTGTACGAGTTTCGCCGACGCGCTGATCTTAACGACCCGGTCGCCTTCCTGGTGCGTGATCTCCGCGTTCTGGCTCTGAATGATCCCGTTGATCTCGGCCGTCTCCCGCACCACGCCACGGAGCTGCTTCATCGCCGCCATCGCGACCTTGGGGTCGGAGTCGCGGCTGAACTCGACCAGGCGCTCGACTTCCTCCCGGACTTCCCAGTTGCTCGACCGCAGCGCAAGGGCCACTCCGTCCAAGCCGAAGTAGGAGCGGATCGTTTCCTCGCCGGAGGATGCGGGAAGCTGCCTCAACGCCGGCCCCTCACTCGGTTCAGGAACCGCTGCAGGACGGTGGTCCGGGTGATCGGCTTCTTGTTCCTCGCCTTGCCCATCGGCGGCGCTTCAGGCTGCTCGACCCTGCGGATCTGCGGCTTCGGCACCCCAGTAGCCTCCGGGTTCTGCGAGCCCCGAGTCTGGATCGGACCCTGCGGCGTGACTATCCTAAGGCCCCTGGCCATGACCCTTGGCTCCCGGATCGGCTCTTCTGGCGGACGGGGCATCGCGACAAGCCTGACGTTCCCGCGTGCATCCTCGACCGGGACGAGCATCATGCTCGGGTCGTTGCCCCCACCAGCAGCAGCCCTGAGTGCTTCTTGACGGTCTGAAATGCGACGGTCCAGGTCCAGGCGCATCCGTTCCTCGCTCCACCGTGGACGAAGAGCTCCGCCTGGAGCCATGCGGGAACGAGCCTCTCTTTCGATGTCTTCAACGGTCCCTCGGGTGAGAGGACCATGAATCAACTGTCCGGGATCTCCCTTTGCAGCAGCAGCCTTCTTGCGCATCATGAATTCAATCAGCGCAGTCAGTGGCCTCCTCTTGCCCTGCTTGTCCCGGACGCGTGGCATGGGATCTTCGCCGCGTGCGCTGGCGGCAAGCCTGCGCTCCTCGCGCTTCCTGTCCTTGACGTTCTGCCGATAAAGCTTACGCTCCTCCGAACCCTTGGGGGGCAGGTCCATCTCCTTGGCTTCTTTCCTTGCCTTCCTTGACTGCTTCTCTTCAGCAGTGCGGACCCCTGCACTCTTGCCTGTCTTGGGGTTGATGACGGTCCCCGCCTCGAAGCTCTTGCCCTGACCGAACATCTTGTTCATGAGCTTCTGGAGCATGAGGGCAGCCAACTTGTTCCCGCTCTTGGCCTGGTTGTTCAGGTACTCGAGGAAGGGGGGAACAGGCGCGTTCGGGTCGGACTTCGCGAGCGCGGAACGCTCGCGGTACATCTTGGCAAGAACGTCAGGCTTGTAGTACCGAGGTACGTTCGGAGAATCCTTGAACGTGAAGTAGATGGGATTGCCGGAGGAAGTGACTGCTTCTGAACCGACGGCCCCCCCAGCACGGGAGATGGTTTGGCCGATCTTGCTGGGGACACGTTCGCCGGTCCTCTGGTCGATGATGCCCATGCCGGCTCGCTCCATCAGGCGACGGGCGGATGCGCGGCGTGCAGTTCCGCGCTGTTCTTCTGCGACCCTCTGCTGCTCCCGGCGTTGCATGGCGACCCATGAGTCGCCCGTTTCCAGCGCCTTCTTCTTCTCTTCGGCCTTGCCCTTGGCGCGGATCACTCGCAGGCGGTCAAGGGCCCGTGCACCCTTGGACGGGGGCATGGCACCGCTGCGTGCCTGGTGTCGCAGCACACGGACACCCATCTCCAGTCCGGAAGGGGACGCAAGGGAACGGGCAAGGTTTGCCTCGACCTCGGGAGGGAGGCCGGACTCGCGGACAGGACTTCCCTTCGCGGTGTTCTGGCTCGTGCGTGCAACCTTGAGCGCACGAGATTCCGCTTCCGTCTCCGGAGCCCTGCCGCCTGCAAATCGCTGTTCGTCAACGACCTTCCTGAGGATTGCCTGGGACTCGGAAGCATCACGGCGGAGGAGCATGTCCTCCGCGTAGACCGCCAGCGACTTCAGGCCAGGAGCCGCTTCCGGACGGATCTTCTTGGACTTGACCAGCCGATCGACGGTTTCGTTGATGTTCTCTCGGGAGAACAAGCGCTCGGGGTCGATGTCCCCACGGACCATCCGGCGGACGATGCCTTCGCTTTTGAGGAGCTCGGGCCACAGCAGGTTCAGCTCACTCGGCGTGACGTTGAAACGGATCCGGCTGCTCTGTTGGGAAGTTTCGGCCATTGGATTGCTCGGCTGCCGGGATCATTGTAAGCACGAAACGCGTGAGTTCAGCAGCGGCTGACCGGATTGCGGCACGCTCCGCAGGCGGGGAATGCACCCCCACCAGCCTCCGGGCGTCGAGGATGGAGCGTACGACCAGCTTCCAGTTGCGCTGGATCTCGACCGGATCCACCCGGTTCCGGAAGTGGCGTCGGTTTTTCTTGTCCTTGTGGTAGGAGTTGGGCCCGTGGAAGTCGGGGTTGCCGGGCATGGACAGGTGTTTCATGCACACCTGGAAGACGGCCGGGTCCACGAACGCCGTGCTGCCGAGCACGATGACCGGACAGCAGATCGACCGGCACAGGGCGCGGAACGCGCGGGGCTTGTCGATGCCGAACGCCCGGAGTTCGCCGATGTAGTACTCCTCGCTCATCAGGCGAACGCCACGGCCGAACGAGATGACTTGCTGCTCAGTCGGCAAGCAGGGGGTAGAAGCGGGAGTAGGCGATTCCGCCGGTTCCCGTCAGCTCAGAGGGGTCGCCGAGCACGGACTGGCCGTACCAGGAACTTGGGGCAGATCCGGAGTACCGCATGTTCGCCATCTTTTGCATCGCTGCGGCACGCCGACGTCTTTCGGTTTCCTCGGGGGTCATGATGAAGTCGCTGGTTCCCTGTCCGGGAATCATCCCCATTGAGGAGAGGAATCGCATTGTCTCGTTCGTGGCCTTGGTTGACTTTGCTTCGGTCCCCGAGGTCTTCTGCTGCTGTCGGACGCGCATGCCCCGCATCTTGGGGGTGACGGAGACTTGGGTTCCGTCCGGCAGGGTTTCGACTCGGGTGCCGGCGGGAGCGGAGGAGCGGACGCGACGACGGCGGTTGCGAGGATCGGAGCCGCCGCGGTTCGAGTCGCGGGAGTGGCGGCGCTTTGAGTACGGCGTGAGCGACGAAGCGGCGTAATTCTGGCTGGGAGCGTTGAAGTTCGGAATGAAGCTTGTCATAATGGTCGATTCAGAGAGAGGAGCACGACATGCGAGATTGGTGGCTTCAGAATCCGCTTGACAGCGTAGAGCCTGTCAAGGTTGCGCGCGTTGCGTTGCAGAGGCAATTTACCACAGCCGATGGGGTGCGAGGACTGTGGCGTTGGCGGAATGACTGGTGGGTGCTCGAGGGCAGCGTGTGGCGGGTGGTCGATGAGGAGCGCGTGCGGGACCTCATGTGGCTGTTCCTGGAGGACAGCGTGTGGCAGAGGGCCACGCAGAACGGGCTGGTGCTGGAGCGGGTGAGGCCGGACAAGCCGAAGGTGGACGGGGTGGTGAGGGCGCTGGAGGCGTTGGTGAGGATCGACGCGGAGAGCGTCCCGCTGTGGCTGGACCGCAGGGCGGGTGACTTCCCGGCGGGGGAGACGGTCGCATTCATGGACCGGCTGGTGAACGTGAAGACGCTGGAGACGGTGGAGAGGACGCCGAGGTGGTTTGATACGGCGATCCTGCCCGTGAATTGGGATCCGGACGCAAAGTGCCCGAGGTGGGAGCAGGCAGTCCGGGAGTGGGGCGAGGGGGACCCGATCTGGGCAGAGCTGCTGGCGCGATGGATGGGCTATTGCCTGATGGGGACGCGGAAGTATGCGCGGTGGATGTTGATGTACGGCAAGATCCGGGGTGGAAAGGGCACGATCAGCGGGGTGTTGAGGAAGCTGGTAGGCCGGGACGCGTTCATGGGCGCGAGCCTGGAGGACTTGGCGGGAGGCTTTGGGATGGACGGGCTGGAGCGGACGAAGGTGCTGAGCATCAACGAGGTGAGCGAGCTGGAGGGGAAGAACGGGGAGAGGGTGTGCCGGGTGGTGAAGAACATCGTGGGCAGGGACCCGATGACGGTGGACGCGAAGTACATGCGGCAGCAGCGGAACGTGGTGGTGAATGCGGCGGTGATGATGCAGAGCAACGAGATCCCGGTGCTGCCGAACAAGGGCAGGGGGCTGAGCGGGAAGATGCTGGTTCTGCCGTTTGAAGTGAGCTTCGAGGGGCGGGAGGACCTGGATCTGGAGGGGGATCTGGAGGGTGAGTTGCAGGGGATTGCGGCGTGGGCGATCAGGGGTGCGCATCGGCTGGAGGGGAGTGCGGCTGGGGAGAGGTGGCCCGTGCCGAAGGCGAGCGATCGGGCGGTGAAGATGTATCACTTGCAGAACAACCCGTTCGATGCGTTCCTCGAGGCGCGGTTCGTGAGGATGCCGGGGGGGTTCGTGAGCAACACGCTGCTGAGGGCGCAGTGGGACGCGTGGGTGAAGGCGAACCGGATCCGGATGCACGTGAGCATGAACCTGCTGCCGATGAAGGTGGTGCAGGGGAGCAGCTGGGACGTGAGGCAGACCCGGTTGAGCGAGGCTCACGGGCATGAGCGGGGAATCGAGGGATTGGGTCTGAGGAAGGAGTATGATGACGAGCACTAGGAGGGCTCATGAAGCCAGGATCCATGGACGGGGCGGTGGAGGAGCAGGTGTTGGCTGTGCAGATGGGCGACATCAGCCAGCGGGCTACGGCTGCCTTGCGGTTCCTGGATTGGCTTGAGGGGGTGACCGGACCGAGGTGGGTGGGCACTGAGCGGGGTGCGGTCAAGCACGAGGGCCGGAAGGCGACCGATCAGGAGCTGGAGGTGCGGAAGGCCGCGCTGGACTACCTGAAGCTGCACCTGCACGGCGAAATGGACTGATACTCCCCTCTCGCCCCCCATCGCCTTCGGGTTGGTGGGGGGTTCTTTTTGGTCGCTGTACGGGTACCGGGCGTACCGAGAGACAGGCTCCCCTATTCTTTATATATACCTCTTCTATATAAGAGAAGAAGTCTGGTACTCCCGGTACGGGTTAGGGATTTGTTGGGGAATTTTGAGAGAGATAGGGCCTTTCCCCCGTAACAGACGCACAGCGCGGGGGCCGACGCCCCTCCCCCCAGATCGCCACCCAACGCAGACGCCACAGCCTACGTCCATCGTTACCGGACACCCAGACACAGAGCCGATGACGATGCCAAAGCGCGAGTCACTATTCCGTTTCCTACAGGGGGAAACGGGTGTTGTTTCTCTCTGTCCAGTCGGCCAGAGCAGCACTCGAATCCCACCATGCTCGAAAGGAGCACGCTATGTCCAAGTTGAACGCTGAGGTCGCCGCGATGATGTCCGCCATGAAGGCCGAGATCGCCGAACTGAAGGCAACGCTCGCCGCCCAGCCTGTCCGCAAGCCGTCCGACATGAAGATCGTCGTGACCGAGGGAATCCCCTCCAAGTCCGGCAACGCGTGGGGCACCGTTGAGGTGACCAACGTGAAGACCGGCGAGGTCACGAAGTACTTCCTCGACAAGCGGCACGCGGCAGGCAAGCGCAGCGATGGTGCCGAGCAGACGGTGTTCTACGCGTCCTGCATGAAGGACAACGCGCCGGCGGCTCCGGCAGCAACCGAGACGCCAGCAGCGTCCAGCGAGACGGCAGAAATCACCTTCTGACGTCCGCACAGCACCCCTCGTAGCCCTAACCGGCTACGAGGGGTTTTCTTTTAGCCGGGCGATGAGTTCGATCTGTCACACCCCGACCCCTCTTGCTCCCCCTTGCCTGCGGGGGAGCAGTGTTTTTTCTTGCCGAAGCGCGGTGCCGAGCATCGTCAGTCCAGTTGTTGTGGGGTGAATGGCATAGCTCGGCTTCGCTCGTCGCGAGGCCGGCAACAGCACGAAAGTGCAGAAAGGAGGCAGTCATGCAGACTGCCAACACAACCCGTCCGTTCGCGTATCTCGCCCCGTGGCAGCCCGCCCAGTTCACCTGCGTGTACGCCATGGAGGACACCGGAGAGGTCGTGCATGTCAGGGTCCATCACGCCAACGCCTATTGGGAGCGCGTCCAGCGGAACTTCGTCTGTCCGCCCCGCGCCACCTGGCAGGTCTTGGAGATCACCCGGACCAACCACACCTCGATGGAGAACGCCATGCAGCACATCCGTGAGTGCGGGCTGCAGATCTACGAGGTAGATCCCGAACTGATCGGTCTGTGATCCATCTCCTGCAGGTCGAAAGGCCTGCAGGAGATTTCAACCCGTCCAGCTCGTAGCCGGACATCAACCCAATGGCCAAAGGAGGCCAGTCATGTGCAACCAGTACGAAGAGCCTGATCCGGACGGCGATCGCGACCATCCGGGCATCCATGTCTGTCACGCCTGCAAGAACGACCTCGAAATCGATGCCGAACTCCGTTGCACCCGTTGCGGAGCGGAATCCCTGTAACACCCCGACCCCACCAGCAGAAAGGACATCGACCGTGCCCTCCAGAACGCCGTGTCCGATCATCGCCGTGCCTCCCGTCCCCAATGGGACGCCGTCAACTACTGATCCTTCCCTTCCCTTCCTTCCTTTCCCCACGCGGGGGGATGCGCTTCGCGCCCCCCGCGTGGGGTTGCTTCCGTTTCTTTCATTTCTTCTTTCATCTCTTTCACAGGAAACTGCCATGGAAATCAAGTTTGACTCGCTCGCCTCGCTCGACTTCTCGCGCTTTGCCCGTCCGACTCCCGCCGACTACCCGGCTGGCCGCTATTCCGCGACCATCACCGGCGTCGTCCCGCAGACCAAGGACAGCAAGGACAACTTCACGCTCCGCCTGCAGGTCCAGATGACCGTCGACCAGGAGGCCGGCAAGCCCAACCTCCGCGTCAACGACCTCGTCTCGTTCGTCGGACCCAACGGCTTCATGTGGGCTGGCGCCAATGTCTTCTGCGACCTCATGGCCATCGCAGGCCACGACCGTGACCGCTGCTACTCTGCCTGCAAGGCACTCGCCAACGCACTGGAGTCCGCCAACCCCACGGCCGTCCGTGATTCGTTCATCAACATCGCTGCCCTCGCCGCAACCCTGCCCGGACAGCGCGTCGCACCGTTCATCACGTGGACGGACGACGGCATGTACGCCAACGTGAAGGGCACCAAGGCCAACCCCTCCTACATCTCCGCCGCCAACGAGTCGGACCCCGCCGCCTCGTTCACCGGCGATGACGTCGACGGTCACGCCGAACAGCCCTCACGCCGGGCCAAGCGCACCCTCGTGAAGGGTCGCCGCTGATCCATCCACTCGTCTCCCCCACCAGCCTCTGTCCACCCGGACATGCTGGTGCGGGGAGCCGGGATCACCACATGCAGAAAGGAACCGCATGCTGCCCTCACTCACCGTCTCAGCCCTCCTCGTCCCAATCCCATTCTCCTCGTGGATCGTCAGCCACTCCGCCATGGATTCGGCCACCGCATCCACCATGCCCAACCTGCCCCTCTCCGAGGACCACCGTCCCTACCTCCTCCCTCCCACCAGCGACATGACCGAGGGCATCCCCCTCCCCACCGAGCTCGGCACGGAACGCGAGGAGTTCTCGTTCCGCCAAGCGTGGGAACTGACACGCTCCCTCGAATCCCTTCCGCCTGCCCTGCGTCCCATGTACCGCAAGTGGAACCGAGTCCTCTCCCAAGAGCACCAGCTCTCCATGTCCGCAGGCGGCGCTCACCGCTACGCCGGCCTCGAGCCCATCGTCATCCACGCTCCGCCTGCCCCGCCCGCACCCGCCGTCATCGAAACCCTGCTCGGCACCGACCGCAAGCGAGCACTCCGTGCCCGGCTCTACCGCCGGCTCGGCATCGTCCGCTGCCCCCGCACCCAGCGCCTTGCCCGTGACCCGGACTCGGCCTGGACCACCATCGGCGGTCTCGACCGCCGTGTCCGCTGGGCTCAGCACTCCTGACTCCTTTCTGCACCCCCGGCGAGGGACGCGTTCGCGCCCCCTCGCCGGGGGATTTGTCCGCACCTCTTCGACCTGTCCCATGCCGACCCCACCACCCATCATCACCGCCAAGTACCAGGTCTTCTGCGCCACCAACCCGTCCGGCCGAATCATGCAGGTCTGGGCGCAGCCGCCCCGCTTCTTCCCCGAGGTCATCGCCACCGACTATCCCGACCCCGACACCTGCCAGACCATGCTCGTCTGCGCAACCGACGACTACGCCACCGCACTCCAGTCGTGGCGGGCCAACGCATCCGCCTGCCGTACCACCTGCTCCGCTCTCGGCACCAAGTGCCACACCCTGGACCCCCAACTCGAGGACTGACATGACAACCTCCCGCCTCTACCTCCACGCCGGCGCTTCCGAGATCTCCTTCTCCGACCTCGCCGCCATCCCGGCCCCCGAACCCACGCCCTCGTGGCATCCGATCCCGCACTCCACCTACATCTCCGCCATCCGCGACTCCCTCTCCGTGCTCGGCGCGTCCATCGTCACCGAACGGTTCGCCATCAAGCCGGGCCACACCGGAGCCGACAAGCTCTTCGGCCTCATCGAGTTCGAGCACCCGCGCCTGCACTCTTCCAAGGGTGGCATCGCAGGCTTCGGATTCCGTGGCTCGTGGGACAAGACCATCGCGCAGTCCGGCATCATCTCGTTCCGCACGTTCGTCTGCGACAACATGGCGTTCTCCGGCGGCGAAGCCATCTCGTTCCACCGCAAGAACACGCCCGGACTCGCAGCCGACTACGAAACCACCATCGCCACGGCGATGATCAACTTCATCTCGACCGCCAACCAGTTCATCAAGGTGCTCGACCAGCTCAACCACGTCCGCGTCCCGGACACCCGTGAGTTCATCGACACCACTGCCTGCGCACTCGCCGACGAAGGCGCAGTCCTCTGGCAGAACGTCCCGCACCTGCGCCGTGAGCTCATGCGCATCGACGGGCCCGGCGGATTCTTCCCCACCGAACGCAACGCCGGCCTGACCACGGGCCTTGTCCTCCAAGCCGTCACCGAAGTTGAGAAGCGATCGCTCAACGCCCTGTCCACCGTCGATCGCATGCAGGCCGCAACCAACTACGTCACCCGCATCGCAGACCTGGAGTACGCACACTCATGAACAACGTCCTCGACCCACGCCTCATCGAATCCATCCGCTCCGCATTCAAGAACAACAACGAGTACTTCTGGGATGCACCCAGCAAGCCCGAGCACATCGATGCCACGGCCAAGTACGCCGCCGCCTACTTCAAGCTCGCTCCCAAGTGGATCGAACTGAACGACGCCGTCCGCAACTCCATCACCACCATCGAAGTCCAGTCCGAACTCATCTCCCGCCTGTCCGCCAGGGTCGACCGCTTCATCGCACTCTGCGAGGACAACGGCATCCTGTCCGACGACATCGAACGCGCCAAGAACGGAGCATCCAAGTGATCGCCACCCGCACCCGTCCCTACACCGACCCACACCCCACCATCCGCATCCAGGAGGACGCACTCAAGCGCCAGCGCGAGCGATTCGCCGAACGCAAGCGTGCCATCTCACGCCTCGTCGCAGAAGCACCGTCCGACCAGAAGGAGATCTTCCACTGGACGCTGGTCTACGACCTCGAGCAAGCGCCGCTTATCACCAGCCGTGAACTCCTGCTCACGCAGGGCATCATCCCCTGCCCCCCGCAGGAACTCATCACGGACCTCGACGTTCACGACGAACTGTGGACCGTCATCGAAGGCATGGCCAAGACCGGCATCTACCTCCTCAACACGGACCACATGTGTGACCGTGACGTGTACGCCCGCCTGTACTTCCGCATCCTCGACGAGCAGACACGTGGCCTGCCACCTTCCTGCGAAGCCTGCGAGTACATCGACTGCCTGCACCCGCTCGACCTTGACCACCCGCTCGGCAAGAAACTCGCAGCACGGAAGCCGGCCAACCCTGCCACCACGTACGTTCGTGGCCCGGCCTGCCCCCTGTCCGGCGAACTCGCCGACCGTGATCGCTACCTTCCCCGTCCGTCGAACCCCAACGACTGACGAACCAAGCCATGGGACCGTCCGCACCGCCGGCTCGTAACCGGCGTCAAGCGGAATCCCATGAACACCCTGCGCTCCAGGTTTACCTGGTGGCGGACGACGGTCCGCGCGCAGGGAGGTATCCCCCGGCCATCCGCCCTCCTCTGAGCGACCATGCCTCTGTCTCGGTTCCGCGGAACCCAGCACACGCCACTAGCGTCCACCACGATAAGGCTCTGGCTGGTGGGGTACCATTCCCGCCCCATCCGAGGAACGACATGCAACTCACGCTGCTCCCCGCCAAGCCGTCATGCACGGCATGCGATCTCCATTCCTCCGCCAAGAACGTAGGCATCCCGTCCCGCCATCTCCCCACCAGCCTTCCCCCTGACCCCGCCAACCCGGTCGTCATCGTCATCGGCATGAACCCCGGCACCCAAGAGGACCGTGCCGGCGAGTGCTGGATCGGCCCGTCGGGCCAGCTCCTGTCCGGCCCGTACCTCACGGGCTCCGGCATCAACTCCCTCGCCACCGTGTACCTCTGCAACGTAGCCCGTTGCGTCTCGCCCGGAGGCAAGCCCAAGCCTGCCCACTACCGCACCTGCTTCAGCCACACGCTCGCCGACATCCAGGCCATCCTCGAGCACCACATCCCGGCCACCGCCCGTGCCATACTGTGCGCCGGCGCAGACCCAGTCACGCACCTGTCCCGCACCTGGTCCAAGCGTGCACTCTCCCAGCAGGATGCCTTCCGTACCCAGGGCATCGCCATCCCGACCCTGTCGCGCACGCACTTCTTCGCCACGTACCACCCGGCTGCAGTCCTGCGCGAGCCCGGCCTCATCCACCCGGTCGCAGATCACATGGCCCTGCTCCGCAACTTCCTGACCGGAGAACTCGCACGCCCGTCCGCTCCCCTCATCCGCGAACCCTTCTACCCAGTGACCGAGGCCAACCTCAACAACGCCGCATTCCGGCAAGGCACGCTCCGATGACCAACCCTGCCACCCCACCCGCCGACAAGGATCCGTATGCCACCTACCTCGAGCAGCTGATCGGCTACACCGCCAAGACCGTGATCATCTACGCATCCGAGGGAGTCCCCGAGGAAACCGCATACGGCTTCGTCTTCAGCCGAACCGACGAGTCCGGCAAGGAACACTTCCTCTACACCGAGATCCTGCGTGACCCCGAAGGCAACGGGCCCGGCCACCTCCACATCTCCGAGGACCTGGCATGACCCGCGACAACGAGGAGAAGGCGAACCGTGCACGCAACGCACTCATCAAGTACGTCGATGACCAGCCACTGACCCGTGTCCTCGAGACCCCCGACGAGGCTGCGCTCACCGACCTCATCACCGACGCCATGCACCTGTTCGGCAGGCAGGAAGTCCTTGCCGCAGTGGCCCGTGCCGAGATGCACTACGCCGCCGAGATCGAGGACGAGACATGACCGACCACGAGAAGGACATCGAGAACCTGCGCCTGCAGATCGACATCCTCACCGCCGAGCGCGACGAGGCGAGGCGGGACGCGGAACGGTGGCAGGCAGACGCCCTGCGCCTGTTGACGGAACGCAACGCAGCCAAGGAACAGAACGTCAAGCTCCTATCCAAGATCCAGGAGTACGAGGCACGTGAGCAATAGTCCCCGAGTCATCTCCCTCGACATCGAAACCTACGGAGCCGCTGCCACCAACGGGAAGGGAACCCTGTTGCCTGCGCAGACCGTGTTCCATCCTGCACGGGCCATCGCCACGGACGGCGTTGCCCGCCAGGACCTGGTGCTCACGTGCGCCATCACCGTCGCAGCGTCCGAGCCACGCCGTCCCGCCAAGGGAACGCTCGACCTCGACGGCATCGCCAGCCTCGTACCCGGCTCCACCTTCACGCTCAACCTGACCGACCCCACCAGCCACGCGTGCCTGTCCGCATGGCTGCGTCACTCCGACGTGATCGTCGGCATGAACCTGCCGTTCGACATCCTCTGGCTGCGTGCGTTCAGCAACGAGTTCGCGATGCTCCTGTCCGGCAGGCACACGCTCATCGACCTGTCCGTCGTCAACTTCCTGCACTCCGAGCTACGTCCCGAGCGCAGCCTCAAGTCACTCGGCCCCGTCCTCGGCACGCACTCGTACCGTGACGACGCCACTCTCAAGGACGGCCGCCGCTTCCCTTCCCCCACCAGCCCGGACCTCCACGCCTACAACGCGCAGGACACGCACAACACCATGCTCGCCGTCGCCCACCTGGCACGGCGCATCCAGCAGGATTACCCCGGCACGGACAAGCTCAACCCAAAGTGCGTCAGCCACTTCAGCAGCACGCTGTGGTCCACCATCCGCATGAGCGAAGCCGGCATCCCGTTCCGGTTCCGCACCCTGCACAACCTCGAGGATCGCCTGCTCCTCGAAGCAGACCAAGCATCCAACTGCGCCGCCGCTGGTGGGGTACTCATCGAAGGCGAAGGCAGCGTCCAGTCGCAGCGCGAGTTCCTCGACCGCTGCATCGCCGACATCCAGGTCGCGCACCCCGACTTCCTCACCCACCCACTGCTCACCTACACCGAGAAGAACAAGCAGCTCTCGTGGTCCAGCGAGAACCGCCGCCTCATCTCCAGCCACCTGCCCGACACGCACCCGGCCCGTGCCATCTTCGAGTGCGCCGACAAGCATGCCACCGCACAGAAGCTCGTCTCCTCATACACCTACCCGCTCCTCCGGCACCGTCGCACCAAGCCCACGGACAAGTCCTCCGTCCTCATCCCTTGCGCCGGCAACCCGATCATCGGCATCGCATACCCCACGTGGTACACCGTCCCGTCCGTTCCCAAGGACTCCGGCTCCGAAGGTGGCACGATCCAGGCACGCATCACCTGCAAGAACCCAGCAGCCCAGACATTCCCCGCCGTCATCAAGGACTGCGAGGAGTCACGCTTCCCCGGCGGCAGCATCGTCTCGTTCGACCTGAGCCAGATCGAGCTCCGCGTCGCAGCCGTCCTGTCCGGCGAGCCAACCCTGCTCGCCGCGTTCAACGACGGCCTCGACCTGCACACCGAGCGCACGCTCGCCATCTTCGGCCCCGACTCCAAGGAACGCCCGGACTTCAAGGCCCTGCGCCAGATCGGCAAGACCGTGAACTTCGCCGACCTGTTCGGCGCATCCGCCGCCCGACTCCAGCGTTCCGTGCTCGACATGTCCGGCACGCTTTACCCCATGTCCTTCTTCGACCAGATCGTCGCCTCACGCCACGCCCAGCGGCCCCGCCTGGTGGAGTGGCAGCACTCCCTGTGCAAGACCGCCGAGTCGCAGGGCCACATCGAACTGCCGTACACCGGCCACTCCCGTACGTTCACCAACTTCCGCCTGGACGAACGGGCATGGCGCACCCGCCGTGAACTCCGCCAGCTCCTCGCCCGTGGCGGCAAGTCGATGATCTCCGAAGTCTGCAACTTCCCCGTGCAGGCGACCGCCGGCAACGCCATGCTCGCCATCCAGAACCACATCCACCGCAACCTCGGACCCCTCACATCCCCCACCAGCCACCTCCAGCCGCGCCTGTTCCTCCAGGTCTACGACGCCCTGTACTTCGACTGCCCGCTGGGCACCGAGGACCATGCCCGTGACCTCATGGCGGAAGCAGTCGAGCACGTGTCCGAGTGCGGCTATTGGTACGAACTCTGTTCCCGTTCCGGTCATCACGCACCCCTCATCTACGAGTAAGCCATGCAGAACTGGTCCGTTCCCCCCACCGTCTTCGAGTCCCTCTACCGCTACTACAGACACGGCATCCCCGGCGGCGACTTCGTCATGTCCGTCATCAACGACAAGGGATGGGAAGCCGCAGCTCGTGCCGACCCAGTCAACCGCCAGCACCTGGCCGACATCCTGCTGTTCAACGGGCAGGCCAGCCGATACCACCGTGACTGCAAGCTGTCGAACGACATGTCCGGATACGACCTGCGCTGGGAAGCATGGCGCGGCAGGTACAGCCCGGAAGCCCAGGAGATCGCCGTCAACCTCGGAGAGGAAGAAGATGACTGAGCACACCATCAGTGAAGTCGAGCGTGACATCCCCGTGTACATCGAGCGCAACGGCATCTACCTCGAGTGCACGTTTGCATGCAAGTACAACGTGGTCACAGAGCGGATCGGCAACGGCGACCGACGCTCCTCTGTCGAGTGGCTCGACCGCACGCTCATCAAGGTCGAGTACGGCGACGCGCTCGACAACGAGTATCGGTGGATCTATGGGGAAGACATGCACCCCAAAATCAGAAACGTCGTGGACACATTCAACAACGAGATCCAGGACAAACTGGAGAAAGCAGCGAAGCCATGAGTCAATTCCCGAACATACGAAAGTGCATCGACCAGATCCGCCCTCTCCTCCCCGCTGAGTTCACGCTGGTCGTGGAGTACTCCGGGTCCAACGACTCCGGCTGGTTCGACCACCACTTCTTCTCGATGGAGGAAGGCGACCGGGTCATCTACAAGTCCGAAGACGAGAAGGAAGCAGCGCACTCCATCGTCCAGTCGTTCATCTCCGACATCCACGACGAGCTGTACCAGCTGCTCGAGTCCAGATTCCCCGGCTGGGAGATCGGGGATGGGTACGTGGACGGATCGAACGGAGCATTCACGATCCGCAGCAAGAACAACGTCATCTCCCAGCGGCACGAGATCCGATTCCAGGAAACCAAGGACGAGAGTCCAGACGAGAAAGTGAGCTTCTGATGCACCCATACCACCACGCACTGTCCTCCGCCAAGAAGTTCGGCGGGGAATGGCAGGATTACCTGTTCATCCACAACTGGTTCGACGAGACGAAGGCACTGATGGGAGACGCACGACACCGTGCCCTCCGGCACCACACCGCCGGCATCTTCTGGTGCGAGCAGGAGTTCGGAACCAACATCAAGGTTGGCGACAAGCTGGTTCCGGTCCGGCTGGTCGCGGAGCAGCACGTCATGGAGGACATGGGTTTCCTGCCCACGCCCGAGTGGTGGCTGTCCAACATGAAGCTCACCATCGGCATGAACCGAGTCCCCACCAAGCCGCCGATCAGCGGAGACGAATGGGCGGACACCAGGAAGAATCTCCTGAAGGACATCTACGGACTGCACAAGGAAATCCCTAGCATCCGGGAGTGTCCCGAACCGCCACAGTCCTGATCGACAGCAGGGAGAAGAAGCCGCTTGCGTTCCCGGCCCACCTCGTGGTGCTGGACCGCAGCCGCCCCTCCACCGCCGGCAAGTCCCTCACATTGACGGTCCGCACTCAGTCTCAGACCCTCAAGACCGGGGACTACCGGCTGGTGGGGGGCACAAGCGCAATCGAGCGCAAGGGTTCCTTCGAGGAAATCGCGGGGAACTGCCTGACCGTGGACGGCAGGCGACGCTTCGCCGAGTGCTGCCGTCGCCTCCGTGACGAATGCAGGACCGCCTGCCTGCTGTTCGAGGGCTGGATCCGGGACTTCGAAGTGCGTCCTGGACTTCCGCATCCGGGGGTGGCAACCGATGCTTTGCTCGATATCATCGGGGAGCACGGTTTGCCGCTCATGCTTCTTCCCCTGAGCACAGTCGGCCAGCGTAGGGCCGCAGGAGAATGGGCACTGAGGTGGCTGCTCGCGCAGGAACGACATGGCACAGGTCCAACTCACCACGGACGTCAAGAGCTTCTCGATCGCATCGATTGCCGCAGTCACGACGACGACGCCAAGCCGGGTGGTCACGACGACCAAGCCGGTGGCAGGATCGGGAAGTGTGCTGGTGGGGTCCAGCCTGAACTACCTGAAGTTCAAGACGCTGTCGACCTCGACTAGCGCGTTGACCATGACGTTCATCGGCTGGTCCTTCTACCCAGACCAGATGGCGTGGGTTCCCCAGACGCTCTGCGTTGCCACGACGGTCCTGAACACGAACGCGCAGGCGGCTTTCCCGGGGCTGGCCGGCACGAACTACTACGAGGTTTCGCAGTACACCAAGACGGTCGGTGACGCGAAGATCTTCAACTCCACGAACTCGACGACGAACGGTGCATTCATCCTGATCGATACGGTTGGATGCCAGTTCATCGAGGTCCACTGCTCCGCGGCGTCCGGAACCCCCACCGTCCAGGTTCTTCACGGGGGACTGTGATGCATCGCAACAGGACCTGGAACCTCACTGACACCGAGGCTGTCCTGCGCACGCAGCGCAACCGAGTCCTGCCGATCGCAGGTCCGAGCGGGTGCTTGTCCGACAACAAGCCCGACGCGGTCACGCGCGTGGCGGCCAGCGCACTCAGCGCTTCGTCCATCGACGTTAGCTGGGACCCGGATACCGCAGGCGGCCCAAACGAGGCCACGTTCTGGGAGGTCGAGCGGTCGCCCAACGGCAGCACCGGATGGACGCAGGTCGCGGTGGTCGTGATCAACGCATACGTCGATACCGGGCTGGCGGCGAGCACGCAGTATTGGTATCGGGTGATCGCCGGGAACTGTTACGACAAGACCCCGCCAAGCGCCACGGCCAACGCGACCACGCAGGCCGGAACCGTGCCCGCCGACCCGACCGGGGTCAGCGCGTCCCCGAGCACGGACGGCACGGCGGTCGCGGTCACGATCACCTGGACGGACGCCTCGGCCAACGAGGACGGCTTCTACGTCTACCGCAATACGACCAACACCACGGTGGGCGCAACCCTCGTGAACGGGGTCGGCGCGGGCGTCCAGACCTACACCGACGACGGGGCCAACAGCGGCGGCAACGCGCCCGCCGTGAACACGACCTACTACTACTGGGTCAGCGCCCACAACGGGATCGGCGAGAGCACGAAGGTCGCGGCAAGCCAGAACGCGACGGGCGGGGTCACGACCCTCAACGTCCCGGCCGCGCCGACCTCGCTCACCGCGACCGCCACGAGCACCACGCAGATCGACCTCGCGTGGACCGACAACGCCACGAACGAGACCGGGTACATCGTCCAGCGGCGCAGTCCCGCCGGGAGCGGCGGCTACAGCCAGATCGCCACCCTGTCGGCTGGCGCAAACTCGTACAGCAACACGGGCCTGACCGAGAGCGTCCAGTACGAGTACCGCGTCTACGCGACCAATGCGGCGGGCGCCAGCGCCAACAGCAACGCGGCAAGCAAGTTCACGATCCCCGCGACCCCCACGGGCCTGACGGCGACGGCGGTCAGCAGCTCGCAGATCGACCTTTCGTGGACGGACGTGTCGACCGGGAACACGGGCCAGCGCATCGAACGGCGCAGCCCGAGCGGCAGCGGGTCGTACTCGACCCTGACGACCGTCAGCGCAACGGCCACGACGTACAGCGACACGGGGCTGACGGCGTCGACCTCGTACGAGTACCGCATCGTGGCGACGAACGCGGACTACGACTCGTCGCCGTCGACGGCTGCGAACGCGACCACGCAGAGCGGGGCGCTGTCACCATCCTGGACCCTCGACTTCAGCAGCGGCACCCCTTCGGGCTACACGCTCACCCGCGCCAGCAGCGGCACCTACGTGGACTCCTCGGGCTACATCGCGTCGGCGGCCACGGACGTCGCCCGCCTCACCCACAACAGCAGCGGAACCCGGCTCGGGCTTCTGGTGGAGGAGAGCAGGACGAACGAATTCCAATATTCGGAAGACCCGGCGAATGCGTACTGGACGAAGTCAGGTAGTGGAATCAACAACAACAGCGGCGCTTTCTGGACGGCTCCAGACAATGCGTCAACCGCCGTGCTGCTGCGTCAGAACACCTCTTCTGCGGCGCATTACATGAGCCGGACGGTCGGTTCACAGACGGCGCGAATGAACAGCGTGTTCGTGAAGAAGCAGAACCTTACGGGAGGAAGCGGAAGGGCTGGAAAGTACGCGACGCTCCTCTTGTCAAGAAGCGGCACGGAGTATTACCACGCGACATTCGATCTTGATGCCGGGACGGTCACGCAGTCGGCGGTGGTCGGAACGGTGATTTCTTCGACCGACCGAGGCATCGAGGCGTTCAAGGACGACTGGTACCGGATCTGGGTGCGCGGCACGGCCAGCACTTCCGGGAACTTGAACTTCGTCCTCGCGCTGGCAACCAACGATTCCAGCGGCACTCCTGCAATGACTGCCAATGGCGAGTCGTATTTGGGGGCGAATACGACGGACGGAATCTACATCTGGGGAATGGATGGCGCGAACGTCAACGTAGTGCCGACCTCCTACATCAAGACGCCGTCGAACGCATCCGTCCAGCGCGACCCCGACCGCGTGTACGTCCTCGACTCCACGATCACGTCGTGGGGCGACCCCGGTGCCTTGGTCATCCACTTCTACCCGCCGGGTCAGGCCGGGACGCTGCTGTCCACCGACGATGCGCCTGCGGAGCAACTCGGCCTTCAGGCCAGCAGCACGACCGCGGCGCGGGCGTTCTGGTCGAACGGTAATACCTCGACGGGCACCATCGCCGCGGGGGTGAACAAGGCCGTCCACTACTGGAGCGGAACGTCATCGTCGTTCTGCATCAATGGCGGGTCCGTAGACACCCAGACAAACAATGTCACGACCTTCGGAAACATCGACTTCGTTACCTTCGGGATGGAGGCCACCGACAGCAGCGGCACGCCGGGGACGTACACGCAGTACCCGAATCTCATCATCCGAAAAGTCGAGTTCTACGCCGGGACGCTCACATCGGGCAACCTCCAGACGATCACCACATGACCCCCTTCCACGACTACTGGCTCAAGGGCGAGGACGAGGCCCACGTCCAAGAGGCGATGGCAGCCGCCGGCCTCGTCTGCGGGTTCACGCAGGAAACCTCGTACTCGGCCATCGGCACGATCTGGGTGCCGGGACCGGACGTGGACGAGGAAGGCAACCCCGTCCCCGTGCCGCTCCCCGGATGGCATGCCAACCTGCGGCTCAGGGATCCCCTGACGGCCACCCAGGAGGTCATCCTGAGCCCCATCCTGATCCAGCCGCCGGCACATCCGGTAAGGGTGTGGTCCTGAGATGACAATGGAGCCAGGATCCAACATCGTCAAGCTGTCAGCAGGAGACTGGGCCAAGATCGCCGGCGTGGCGATCACGCTGTTTGGAAGCCTGCTCGGCGTCTACCTGCACCACGACCGCCAACTCACCCAGCTCATCATCCAGCAGCAGTACACAAACGCCCGGCTGGACAAGATCGAGACGAAGCTTTATGAAACGCCTCACCGCTAGCCTCCTGCTGGTGGGGTGCAGCGCGACGGAGCGGGTATCGGACAACACGAACGAGATCCGGGCAGAAGCCCGCGCCCTGTCCGTGCACGGGGAATCCATCCAAGACAAGGAGGTAGTCACCCGTGCCGACAGAATCTACGAACTGGCTGCCGATATCCATGCTCAGCTTCCTGGCCTTGAGGACCGTACCCCTGCGTGGATGGAGACGCTCGTTTGGGTGGCTGGTGCCGTGGTTGCCGTTGCAGTCGTCATTGTCCTGTGGCAGACCGGACTGGGCCAGGCCATCCGGATTGCCGTCGGCTGGATCCCGCGCAAGAAGGTTTCGGATGCGGACCTTGCCAGCCGGATGCTCGATGACAAATCACCTGAGGATGCCCGCGAGTATGTCGCTGCGCGGCGGGCATCTGACCCGGAGTTCGATGCTGCGTGGCGACGCATTCACAAAAAGGAAACAGCATGATCCTCGCTGACTTCTCCTCTTTCCTCGGTAGCCTTTGGTTTGCAGCCCTACTTGGTGCGGTCGGCTTCGTGGCCGGCTGGTACCTGTGCAAGAAGCATGGCTCCAAGATCTGATGTCAAAGACTCCCTTGGGAGAGCATCCTAAGGCCCCGTTTCAGGTGAGGGCAGCGACAAGGAACATTCACCTTGTCGATCTCGATTGCACCTCGAAGACGGATGAGTGGTGGTTCCTGCTGTCCGGGGACCGCCACCACGACAACCCGCACGCAGACCATGAACTTGAGCTCAAGCACCTTGATCAAGCGGTTGAGCGTCGCGCTGGCATCATCGATGTCGGCGATCTGTTCTGCGCCATGGAAGGCAAGTTCGATCCTCGCCGCAACAAGGCGGGCATTCGCGAAGAGCATGCACTGGCTGCGGACTACCTCGATTCCCTAGTCCGCCACGCCTCCGACTTCTACGCGCCGTACGCAAAGAACTTCGTCGTGATCGGCCGGGGCAATCACGAGTCCGCGATCCTGAAGAACTGCGAGACGGACCTGACCGAGCGGCTGTGCGAGCGCATGAGCCAGCAGACCGGGCACAAGGTGTATCCCGGAGGCTACGGCGGCTGGCTCCGTTTCAACATCAACCTTGACACCGAGCGGTTCACCCTGTCCCTCAAGTACTTCCACGGGGCTGGTGGGGCTGCGCTCATGTCCTTCGACACGCTCAAGGTCCGGCGTAACGCGGCGGTCATGCCGGACGCGGACGTGATCGTGCAGGGCCACGTCCACAAGCAGTGGTTCATGCCGCTGTCCCGCGAGCGACTTGTCTGCGACAAGGCCGGCTGCCGCGTGGTCAGCGACATCCAGTACCACGTCCGCACCGGGACGTACAAGGACGAGTTCGGCGACGGCCACAGCGGCTGGCACATCGAGCAGGGCCGAGGACCCGAGGTGCAGGGCGCGGTGTGGATGCGGCTCTACCTCGCGAAGCAGACCGGCAAGACGATCAGCGGCGACCGCAAGACCTACTACCAGCTCACGCCTGAGTTCCACCTCGCGCACTGAACCCCACCAGCCATGGCGAAGGGCGATCGAATCCTCCGCATCCGTGGCCAGCGATGGCGGATCAGGTTCGTGCCGCACCTGGGGGACGCGGAGGGCTTGTGCCACAAAGAGGAGCGCGTGATCCGCATTGCACGCGGCTACCCCGAGGAGCGGACCATGGACTCGATCATCCATGAGATCCTGCACGCGGCGCTGTGGGACCTGGACGAAGAGGCGGTGAACGAGACGGCCAACGCAATCTCCGCCGCACTCTGGCGTCTGGGCTACCGCCGGAAGTGAAGCTTAAACTTCCACTTGTAAGAAACTCTTACAAGTCTTCATTACCGCGTACGTGGGATCGACAGTCCCAAATAACGTGTACGGACCCACCACACTTGTGAAGATCTGTAGCACTTTCTATCCGGCGACCGACAATTCATCACAGCCGCCGTGTGGGATTCCCACTACCCACATTGCCGGGGAACACACGGCATCTTGTTGTTGGCTTCCGACCGAAGCGAGCGATTAGATCAACGGCGGTGAAGCAGATACTACACCCCCTCCCCCTAGAGTCGCGCACGCGGGGAGGCGCGGTGCGCCCCGCGTGCGCTCACCCCCAGGAGTCCCGACTATGCCCCCACCAACCGTATCAGTCAGCTACCCAACGTCCGTATGTGACCCGGTTTCACCCTGGCTTGAAAGCCACGGGATCTTTGCCCGGACCCCCCTCATTCGGTCCAGCGACTACCGCCTCGTCCGGTCGTGCCCACGCACATATTATCTGTCACGCCGTCTGGGGCTCGTAAAAGCCTTCCAGTACAGCCGGGCGCTTAGTCGGGGTTCATGGGTACACCTGGCCTTCGCGTGCATCCTGGACGATCCTAGCGACCGTGCCGTGACGCTGGAGCAAGCCGTGGTCGCCCGGTGCGAAGAGCTCCGGGACGTGGCCAAGACCCTCGGCACCTCCTCGGACAAGATCCGGGAGATCGTCGCCCGTGAGGAACAGGACGCTCGCGTCAGCATCGCGTGGTTCAATGCCGCCCTCCAGGTCCCGGACGGATCCGGACGCACCATCGCCCATCGCTTCCGCGAGGACTGGCAGATCGTGGAGCAGGAGCCGGAGATCGCGTTCAAGGACTGCCTCATCCAGCCCGACTGCCTCGTCCGAGACAAGGCCGGCAAGCTCTGGATCGTGGACTTCAAGACCACGGCCATGTCCACCAATGCCCGCCTCCAGACCTGCCCACTCGAGTTCCAGACCCAGCACTACTTCAACACCATGCTTCGCCGCACGGCCGCAGACCCGGCAGCTGCCGCGCAGTGGTCCGACCCCGACCGCATCGGCGGCGTCCTGCACATCGCCGTGCGCAAGCCGTCCATCGAGTTCGGCATGCGTGACCGTCCGTTCAGCCTGGACACCAGTCCATTCAAGTCCGGCCCCCGCA